CCTATGTAATGTGGATCCTCTTGATATCGTTCCCAGTCACGGCGGCGGTGCAACCGCTTGCCGAACTCCTAACTGAAAAAAACATCATCGAGCTCTCGTATATTATGAGAAACTTGATGCTGTCTATCCATACTCTGACTATTTCTTTTACAATCCTACTCATCTTGCTGATGAGTATGAAAGGCTGAGAGATAGTAAACCACAGTCAGTCCCACAAGCACGAGTTTGCCTCGTGCCAAAGGACTCTCGTGGGCCTAGAGTAATTTCATGTGAACCTGCTGAGATGATGTTCATCCAGCAGGGGATCATGCGATTGCTCTATCAAACCCTCGAGACCCACAAACTCACCTCTGGTCAAATTAATTTTCTTGATCAGACTGTTAATCGATCTTTGGCCTTGGCTGGTTCAAAAGACCAGTCCTTGGCCACTCTCGATTTGTCAGATGCTAGCGATCGTGTTTCCCTTGAATTAGTTCGCCGAGTTTTCCCGGCTCGCTGGTTCAAGGCCCTCGAAGCTTGTCGCTCCGAGGAGACGATGCTACCTAATGGTGAGATTGTAAAGCTTAACAAGTTTGCCCCTATGGGCAGTTCTTGTTGCTTTCCAGTTGAAGCGCTTTGCTTTTGGGCATGTGCGCAGGCAGCTCAACGTATATTAGGGAGGCTTAGATACCCTCCTAAAGTATACGTTTACGGCGACGATATCGTTTGCGACGTCAATTCTTTTGACGCAGTAACGAGAGGACTCGAATCCATTGGCCTTAAGGTCAATGTCAATAAGTCCTATTGGAGAGGTCCTTTCCGTGAATCTTGTGGTGGTGATTACCATAATGGTATGGATGTCACTCCCATAAGAGTAAGGAAATTCTTCTCTAAGTCGCGTACCTCTATCGTGACAAACTCAGACTTGTGTAATCTTCTGATTACTAAGTTTGGATATGACGATGCCGCTTCTTTGGTCTCAATCATTGAGACTGAAGGTGGCTACTCATATCCGAGGAGCGAGTTGTTGCTTCCAGCAACCATTCGTATTGCTCCTCGTGCTTGTAATGAGGCATTCTTTCGTCGGAGATTTAACAAAAATCTTCAACGATATGAATATCGCATCCTTGCATGTATCTCAGAATTGAAACTGAGGCAACCTCCTAATTGGGAGGAGCTCTTTAGGAAAGAGCTTTGCAAGTCTGCGTTCTCTATCGATTCATCTTATCTTTCAACCCTTAACCGGGTTGTCGATGAGAGCCTCGATCGATACAGTAATCCTCTAGCAATAAAGGATTCTACTGCCGATCCTGGTTGGTACACTGATCCCCACTCAGTCGTAACGAAGTGGGTTTGGACGTGGCTTGGTTAAGTCACTTCCGTCTTACTCCCCCTCGTAAGAGGGGGGGCTGGTTTAACCCAGCTTTGTAAGACCTTG